TGATTTATCATCAATAAATTTACTGATTTTCATACTTAACATTTGTGCCTCAAAAGATTCAAATGCAATCATTTTAGATTGTAGATATGTGTGCCACCCTAGTTGTCCAAGACCCAAGGCTCTCCAATGACTTGCAAAATTATAAGCAGAATGCATAAACTGAATATCTTTAGTCTTTTCGCAATACTCTTCCATTACAGCATCAAGAAACCAAACCATAGTTTCAACAGCATCAGTTTCGCACCATTCATCAAATGTAGCACAATTCATTGATGCTAGATTACAAACAAAAGACCATTCATCACTTGACGGTAGACAAATCTCAGAACAAAGATTAGATGCCCAAACTGGAATATTTTGATCTTTAAGAACTTGTGGTTTGTTATTATTTACAGTATCGGTAAAAAATAGATAAGGATAACCACTTTCTCTGCGCTTACGCAAAACTCTTGCCCACACATTTCTCTTATCACTATCACCAGCAATCATAGATTCCATCCATTCATCGCCAATACAAACACCAAGCGACAAATGCATAATTGAAGAACCTTCTTCACGACACTCAAGAAACTCCATAATGTCTGGAGAGTCAATGGGCATGTATGCCGCAAACGAACCCCTTCTAACTGATCCTTGAGCAACAACATCAACTTGAGTTTCGGTCAAATTCATAAAGTGAACAGGACCATCAGCAGTTCCACCAGACTTAATAGGTTCACCCCTAGCCCGAATAGCACCAAAATATCCAGATGTTCCAGCACCCATTTTTGTTTGCATACCAACTTCAGCATTTTTCATTAGGATTGATGCCATATCATCTTCAATGTAAACACCATTACATGAAATGGGCAAACCCTTCTTAGTACCAAAGTTTGACCATACTGGTGATGAGAGGGAATAAAATCCCCTACTCATATAGTCATAAAACTTGTCAGCAAAACCTTCTTTATCAAGGATAGTTTCTGCTGTCTGTGCAATATTCCGCACTCTTTCTTCAACGGTCATATTACCGTCAATATATCCACGGCTTAGAAAAGTCCGTGAGTCTTCATTTGCCCATTCAAATCCCATTATATACTCCTAAAATAAATCATCTGCTGTGATGCCTTGACCCTTTGCATATTCAACAGGTCTTTTCTGAAAAAAATCTGTCATATTAGCACCCAACAATTCTTCTTCAAACCAAAAAGTTTCGTCTACTAAATCTTGATCATATTTAATATCACTAGCATCAAAACCAGTTTGTTCAACTGATTCTGCCATACGATAAGCAATAAAAGATTTTAAAATATTAGCATCTAAACCCTTTACTGCATAGTCTCCCATAATCCAATCAATCACTTTACTTTCTGCTTTAAGTGAATCTATACATTCTTGCTTAACTCTCTGTTGCAGTTCTTCATCAAAATATTCTGGATACTCATTTCTAAGTGTTTGAATTAATTTAATGCCAACTTGAGCATGAAGCATTTCTTCATTTCTTGTATACTGCACTTGCTGGGCGCAATCTTTCATCACTGCTTTGTTTCTATTCATATGCATAATTATATAGAACTGTGAAAACAGACTTACATTTTCAACAAACAATGTGAACAAGATAATCGAATATATGTATTGTTTTCGGTCATCGTCATATACTTTATTGTTATATTTGCGTAAATAATTAACGCGATTCTTAATGACTTCCTCATTCATATTTTCCTCAAACACATGAGTCATGTGAAGAACATCAAGAATTTTTTCATACGCCATATTATGAATGACTTCAGAGTTTGCCATCGCATAACCCAAATCTTTGATGGAAGGATGAGGTAAATGTTTACCTACATCTGCCCAAAAACTTTTCACTGCGATTTCAATCTGACCAATTGCAGACATAGTGCGAACAACCATTTGCTGTTCTTGTTCTGTAAGATCAGTCTTAAACTGTGAGTAATCTGATCTAAAATTAAATTCTTCTGGTGTCCAAAAACCCTTCCAAATCGCCTCTATGAATTGTTTTGTCCATGGGTATAGGTCTGGTTTTCGTGCAATTTGTTCTTCAAATAGCATACGCATATCTCCGCTTTTTTTATATTTTGTTTTTATTCCGTACCATTATATAGTATTTTGAGTTATATGTAAACACCAAATATAGTGATTTACTAAGATTTTTTTCTACTATTACGATGCGACATATAGACTTTTTACTATATTGACAGAATCATAATGTCTGTGTATAATAAGAAGAATCTTTACTGTGGGGTAGTAATACCATCCATAGTATTATTTGCTTCAATATAATATCTTTCATATGCACCAATAATGGAGTGTTGTTGGGAAATATACATTCTAATATCAGAAAGATTCAAAGCAATATTTTCGTATCCTTGATCAGTTAAACCAAATAATACGAGTGGTCTACCATTATCTTTTACTTGAGAAAATGCTTCTTCATGATTGTTTGGAGTTATTAAAATCCATTCTATTTTCCTTTGGACTAACTCATCCGCTTCAGGTAAAACTAGTTTTGGTTTATCTATAGGTTTAGTTTTTATTTCTATAGGTTCTGGAATATCATTCAGACCCAAACAACCTGTCAGAAATGTTAAGGTCATCATAAAGCCAAGGGCATTCACTGTTGAACGCTTTGCCATTTTTTGCATTCCTTTCTTTCATTGTCAATTCAGCACCAGACATGATTTCAAAACATCTCAGTGCTTTGTCGCTTGCATTATTTACAACACGTTCTACTAAATCTGGCTTCGCCTCACCCAACATACCTATGTCATGTTGTTGTATTTTCTTTAGTAAAACTTTATTTCTTGTTCTAGTTCTCGTTAATTCTTTATTAACTCTATTTAGTTCTTTATTAACTTTTTTTATATCACTTTCCATAGTAGAAATTGTTGCTGTCTGTGTTTCAACAGCAACTTCTAATTTTGCATTATTTTCTTTGAGAACTTCTATTTTTGCTTGCATGTTATTCCAAGTGACATATCCAGCAAGTCCAACTGATCCTATTAATCCGATAACAAAAAGCATCATATAAAATTTAAGCATTATTTTTTCTTAGATACTTCATCTGAAAATGCTCTAAACCTTTTAAGAAGTACAGTTTTACCTTCTTTTTGTTTTTTCTTATAACGCCTATCTGTAACATTTATAGGTTTTCCCAGAGGAAAATTCATATGGCTGGCAACATTCGCGGTATTGTTTGCTGCAATTTCCTCTGTAATTTTATTCTTTGTCATCCACTTTTCCTTGGTTGCGCTGGCGCACCCTTTTCTGCTTCGGCCTGTTTTAACCATTTTTTACCAATAGCATTAGAAACAGGTTTTTTAGCCCACTTTGCTAAATCTTTAAATCCTCTTTGAGCATCACGTTTCCAATCTTTTCCTTCAGAATTATCAACAATAATGAAATTGTTTTTAAAGACACTTTGATATTTACCTAAGTTATCTTGAACCTTTTGCCACATCTTTGTTACATTTTCCACACCAATAGTTCTATCTCTATCTTTATCTCTTTGTATTGCAGTCTCAAGATTTGTATTTACAAAAACCATTGCTGTATCATAGCCTAATTTATCAAACTCTTTTTTTGGACCGATAATTCTATCATAATCTTGACCAGTACCATCAATAATAACACCTAACCTACCTCTAATATATATTTCTTTCTGTTTATTTGTAAGTTCTAATGCTCTTAGTCTAAGTTCTTGACCTTTATCGGACCAAATATCTTCTGGTGAAGTGGACATACCTGCTTTTTTTAGTAAGTTTTCATATGCAGAATCAATATTCGACACTCTCAATCCCATTGCCAATAGTCCTAAATGACCTTTACTATTTGACGTTGCAATAAATGACTTTCCAGAACCTGGGCCACCAGCAAGAAAAACTGCTTTGAAAATTCCTGGATCATTAAGTCCCTCTGATAGATAATTTTTAAAACTTCTCATTACATTAATTCCTCTGCTGAAACATATATTTTTTGGTTTGTTTTTAAGTGGGTTGCTTCGTATATATGAAGTCCAAATATATCACCAACAGGATTACAATCCTGTGATACTCTTATTTGATCTTTTGCTCTCACAACTTCCTCTATAGTGCTATTAACAACTTTATCATATTTTATTCTATAAACACCACTTGCAAGAATATTATTCTCTAACATAAACCATGTGTTTTCTTCTGCTAGGAACATATCAGTCGTGTGACCACACTTCTCTACTATTTGTTTTATTGACTTATCACTTAGTTCTAATTTTTCTTTTATTAAATAAAGTGCAGCCGCATAGGATGCAATTGTAGTCTTACCACCAGGAAACTTCCCAAGCAATTTTTTTATATTAAAAACCATACGATGAAAATGTGTGTACGCACCTTTTTCTTGACTTGTCTTAATTTCTTTTTCTTTAATTCTTTTTCCGCTTTTGTCTATGATTCCAAATTTATAAGCGTTTGTTCTCTCAAAAGGTGTAACCAAAAGAGTTAAAAATCTAAATGTATATAATAGGTCACCTGCTCTTGCAATCATTCCCATGGTTTATATCTTCCTTAATTCTTCTACTACTCTTGTGTCCATATCAATTCCTATAAAATCATCATATTCTATATATTTTAAAAAGATGAGAAAAGGTTTGATTATTGACCAATGCTCATCATCAAGTTTTAGTTTTAATATTTTAAGTGCTGCATCAATACCAAACACATTAAATATTATTACTATGTGGTTTAAGATTAGGCGAACAGATAATTTTTTATCTTCATTTCCAGTATATCTGTTCACCAATCTCTTTACATATTTTACCCTATTTAAATCTTCATAAAATTCTTCAACATCAATACACTTTGGGTTGTAATAATGCCTCGCCGCAAAAATAATAAGGTTATCTTCATTTACTTCATCAAATATTTTCATTATGCTTTATACAATCTTATTTTTAAAAACCTCTTACCTGACCAGATCGATCTGGTCTGCCATCTTTCATCCATTTTGCGAGTGATTTTGATGTAGACTTACTATATTTTTTCTTCGCGTCTAATTCTTTATTACCTTTTTTAGCACTCTCAAATGCCTTTACATACGATTCCATCACAGACTTTGAATTCTTTTTAAAATCAGCAATCGCACTAAGAGAAGCATCAAAGTGTCTTAGCGAGTGGCGATGCCACTCGCGGTCCCACAACTCTTTTTGTTTATCTTTTATATTATCTTCTAATTGTTTTATTGCTTTATTCATTTCACTAAATTTAGCAGATAGATCACCCATATTATGGATATAAACCTTGTCATATTTTGCTTCATTTACATTCTCAAGATCACCAAGATCAACATCTTCTTTTTTCACATCGTCTTTTGCATTAACTTTAGCCAATGCTCTTTGCATTGGTGTCATTCCCTCATACATGCCATTTCCTCTTTAACTGGTTTTCTATCTGTTTTATTCAATCTTATTTTGCCTTGGTGGAGGTTTTTTAAATTTTCTCATCGCTTCTTTCGTTCATATGCCCTCATCGCTGCATCAACGTGTCTTATCGAAGCATCAACATTACTAGCCTCATAAAATGCCTTGTCGTATGCTTTCACCACACCCTTCAATTTATTTCTAAAATCATCAATTGCTTTAAAAGAAGGATTAAGGTGACCTTTTATTATCGCCTCTGCGTGGTCTTTATCATAGTCCGTCTTGGCATAACCCAACATTTTTTTTCTTCTATTTAAATCATCTTCTAATTTTTTCATTGTAAGATTAACCGAGACATACCATTCATCCCTAGTGGCTTTTCGCGAGGATATTGCAACAGCAAAACCACCAAACGCTTCATTTACATTCTCAAGATCATCAAGATCAACATCTTCTTTTTTCACATCGTCTTTGTCCCAAGGTGCTTTCTTCACAGACACTTTATCTTTTGGTTGCGCCTTGACTTTAGCCAATGCTCTTTGCATTGGTGTCATTCCCTCATACATGTCATTTTCCTTTTCTTTAAGTTCAACAGACTCACCAATACTACTGTCATTATTTCTTGTTGCAGATTTTGATTTAACACTATTTTTTATAGCATCCATAGATTTATTGGCAACTTTAGGACCATCAACAAATTCTGGAGTATCAACATTATGCATATCCATAAATTCTTTTTCAGTCATTTCTGTATCAAGAACATCATCCGCTCTGCGATTAGAAACTTGCTTATCCCAAGTATCAATATTCTGTTCAGCGTCACCTACTCTTTTTTCAACAAGACCATGTTTTTCTTGAATACGCTTCATAAGAAGGCTGGGTTCAACAGATTCATTACTTTCATAAGGCTCTGATTGTTTAGAGCGAGGACCAAGTTTGTTTTTTCTACTTTCGTTGGGGTCTTTTTTAGTCACCCAATGTTTAGCACCACCTTTAGGTTTTCCTGCTAACAGACGATCAATGATACCCTCTTCTTTAGTGTCACCACGTTTGGATTTCTGATAAGCATTATACTCTTTACGTCTTGCAGCGTCATCTTCTTTTTCTTTGGGAGTCATTTGAGACACTGGTTTTTTTGCTTCAGACATTTTATCAAGTATTTCTAATCCCAACTCTTTGAGATTTGCGCCATCAACAGATTCCATCGTATCTTCTTTTTGCATCATTTTATGAGCAATATTTACTAATTTTTCTAATGGAAGTTTGTCCATTTTTGCTTTATTAGCATCATTAACTTTACTATAAATTTGTGTAATCATAGAAGCAGTAAAAGTATCAACAATCATACCCTTTATTTTTGCATGTTGTTTGTCTTTTACAATAGTCTGTAGTTGAGGTATTAGACTTGCCTCATCAAGTTCAACAGATTCTTTTGTTTGTTCAGCAGTTTTTTTCTTATCATTATCCTTTTTAAGAACTGAACCTTTTTCGTCACGATCATCATCGTTATCTTTTTCAGAATCAGCATCTGAAGAAGTTACCTTTGGTTTATCTTGATCTACTTCACCGTCTTTATCAATCGCTTTACTTACAGTTTTACGGCGATTGTGAAGATATTCATCAGACTCATCCTCATCGCCATCATTATCAATGTCTTTATCTTTACGATCTTTGAAATTCTTTTTCACAGCATCTTTATTTACTGGATCAAGCCCTTCATTTTTTTTCTTCTCTCCCAGTGCTAACATCTCTAAGTATGCGCTGGCAATATTTTTGTTTACTTCATTATTCGGGTCCATTTGGTATTCTCCTTACATCCAAATTTGCGCTGCTATTGCACTGGCGGCGGCAACAATTGCCGCCCAAAATAGTTTGTTTATTATTTGTACAGTGTGGTGATTTTCATCCACTTTTTTTTCTATACAATCTAATTTCTCTGAGAACTTATTCATTCTCGCCCATGAATCATCACGGTATTTTGCATATGCATCCATCTTTTCTTCAAATCTTGCTATGGTAACAAGAGCATCAGTCAAAGTATCAATCTTTACTTCTATCCTATCTAATCTTTTATCTGTCGCTGTTACCATAGTAGATATTCCTATTCTTTTATTATATTTATATATTTTTTAATTATCTACTTTGGCACTTCCACGCCATTGATAGCATGACCAATATTTCGCTTTCCATTTCGGCCCAGGGTCTTTATCACACCCATGCCTTGCCCTAAATGCCGCTCTGCGTTTAGGATCATCTCGTTTAATTTCCATATTCGGATCGCCAAAGGTAACCTTAACAACATTACCTTTGTCATTTTTTACATATACACCAAACTTCTTTTTAGAACCAGTTGGTAGTCTGAAAGGATCATTTAATTTTTTATTGCTTTTATCTTCGCAAAAATAACTAAAACTAATCATCCTCTTTTCGCGTCCATATATGCAGCATATGCCATTTTTCTTCTCTTGTCTACACTAGCACCTTTAAACTGTGGCGCATCAGACTTTTTAAAATCTGCTATCCATGCTTTCATACCATCACCAACACCTAATTTCTCTGGAACATATGACTCGTTCATACCATCTTCACCCTTAACAACCCAGTGATCACCATTCAAATCGCTATTATCATTTGGGCATTCACATCCTTCTTGTGGTTGATTTGGCTCACACCCACAATCCTCACAAACCATTTCAACGGCTTCATTCATCTTTTTCAATTCTCTCTGAGCGTCTTGCTTCATTGATTTTGCATAACTTTTATAGTTAGCAGGAATTTTGCCCATATCCTCAATTTCATCATTATCTGCCATACCAACATAATGCCAAAAATTTACATTACTTTGGGCTTCTTTTTTATTTGCGGGTTTTTTGTAATACTTGAAAGGATTACCTTTAAGTTCTGGTGTTTTGGCCTCATCAATTTCACGGAGTCTTACACTTTCTTTGATCTTTTTCATCTTCTTTAAACGAGAACCAGAAACTACATCAGTTTTACCATCATCACCTTTGAAAATATAAGAAACGTCTGTTCCTTGCCTCTCAACAGTTTTAGATAAACTGCCAGTTTTTGTGACTCCTCTAGCGTCTTGATATTCCCACTTAGATTCATCAAGTTCAACAGATTCTTTATACATATTCAATTCAAATGGTTTTGAGCCACCTCTATTGTAGACTTGTACTTGAATATTACCTTTATCACCTTTCAAACGATATGTATTTGTTTTACCATTTCCAGGTTTTCTTGGACCCATAGCAACTTTATCATCAATCTCATCTGAATCAACAGTAATACCGAATTTTTTCTTTGCGTGTGTATATGCGTGTTTCATCGCGCCTGAAAAATCCTTATGGTACAATTCATATCCTGTACCAGATATTTCTTCAAACTGCATAGAATGTTGACCAGTACCTTGCTGAACTTTTTTTGCATCAGCATATTTCTTATACGGCTTTCCTTGATTTACAAATTTACCCTTGGTCATACGTTGCACTTGATATCCAGATTTTTCTTTTGCTCCCATTCTATTGTTAGGATGAGCATCTGACAGATCAATGACACGAATTTTACCTTCTTCGGATGCCTCATCAAGTTCAACAGATTCTTTTACAGCATTTTTCTTGCCGTGATCCATAACCTTTTTTCCCATAGGTGTAAGATTACCCTTTTTATCATACATAGTGTTAATAAGTTTTTTTTCTTCGGCACTTAATTCATTAAGTTCAACAGATTCTCCACGCATGGAAGCCAAAGATTTTTGTGTGGAAGTCATTGTGCGAGTAGGTTTCTTACGTCCAGTTTTTGTACGGCCCATCGCGGCATCATGTTTGTTGTTTCTTTCGCGCTCTTGCTTGAGCCAATCACCTTTCATTTTAGGTGCTTTTTCATCAAGAGATTCTTTTACCAATCTAGTCATGTTTGCTCCCATATCACCCATTGCCATTGATACTTTACCATCTCTATCATAGAGGTAATGTTTTACTTTTGCTGCACCTTCGCCTTGTTTAACCAAAGTAATTTTTCCAACTTTAGATTTACCAACAATAGATTTAAATGTTACTTTAAATGTTCCCTCTTGCTGTTTTGAAATTGAAGAACCGTATTTTATTTTTACTGTGTCGCCTTTTTTCAGATCATCAAATGTTGATTTGAAATCTGTAGCCTCATCAAGTTCAACAGATTCTTCAAGTTCAAATGCATCAAGTTCTTCTTCTATTTCTAAAAGTGCCTCAAGAAATTCCTCTTGAGTTACGTCATCTTCATTTCTAGTTTCGTTTTCTTTTATAAATTGAAAAATATCTTTCATCTTATTTGCCCTTTACTTTTGCTGCTAAGTCTGAGTCTGCTTTGCCCCAAGTACCACTTGACTTAGTTACAAATGAATTTACTCTTGCCATACCCCATTGTTGTGGAGTCGTTCCTGGTCTATGTCCTGTGCGCCATGCTGCCACACCTCTATTATAAACTTTCTTTAAAATACCTACTGGCATTCCAGATTTTTCTGCTTTGTTTTTGAGACCTTTAGTATTCTCATTCACATCTTCTGGTACACAATTTGGAACATTTTTACCTTTTTTCTTTTTCATTCCAACTTGTTTGTAACCATCCCAACAGTCCTCATCATACATCTGCTTGAATTTTTTTGTATGTTTAGAAGGTTTAGTTTTTGCATCGGCATCCCCAGGTGCTGGTTTATATGCACGATCATTATCATCATCCATCTTTGCACCTTTTTTGAAATGTGCATCTCTTTTACTTTTTGTGGATTTTGACATATCACCAGCATAATACTTTGCTGGTTGAGTACCCTCTTTATCTTTAATATCTGAGTCTTGGGCTACTTCTTTTACTTTTTTCTTACTAGGAATATAGTTTTTTTCTGCTTCCTTACGATATGAATCTGTTCCAAGTTCATTCACTCTTTCTTCAATAGGCTCAACTGAAGTAATCCACTTACGAGTTGTTGTACCATCTTCCTTTTCAAGAATCAAATAATTTGAACCTCTTACTTGGATAATTGCTTGCTCTTGAATGTTTGTAATCATAACCATATCACCGACATTAAAGATATTACCCTCAACAAACTGTTCTCTTATATCAGACACACTTTCCAGTTTGACATGATTGTGAAACTCATTTGCTTCTTTAAGGCCCATACCTTTTCTTACTGCATTAAACAATTCTTTTGCATCTTTGTCCGACATAGTTGTAGGTAGACCCTGTGCAAAAGATACAAAATCATTGTCTTTTGCCGCTGCGCGTTGTTTAGTTCCAGAAACACCTTGAACTCCTTCAGAATCTGGATCACGCTGTCCAGCACTAATAACACTTATTGTTTTAAAATTATAGAAACCATGCTTTCCCTTAACACCATTATATTTTTGAAGGCGAGTGTCAAATTCATCTACTCTATCACTACCCACCACCATAACAAGATTTTGGAAACCTTCATCATGCATTGCGCTTGCCGCGCTCCATGCATCTTTCACTGATGTATTCATCATAATACTACGCGATTGTTTAGGAAACATCTTACGCAAATATTTAACTTTTTCGTTGTATGATAATGGATTTTTTTTATCATCATTAGTTTGAGAAACATAAACTCTGTAAGGATTACGACTTGCTTTTTTACTAAGAGCATTAAGTATGAGACCGTGACCAGCAGTAGGTGGATTCATTCTACCGAAAGTAAAATATACTGTCTTTTCTTCTTCTACTAGATATTGCTTAAATGATGTAAAATTAACTGCCACGTTTCTCAGCCCCTGTATCTGGCGAAGTTTTATTTACTTTACCGAATCTTTCTTTTTCTCGCTGTCTCACAACAGGCAACATCTTCTTTGCAATCGCTTTAATTCTAGGTTGCATTTTAGCAATTCTTTTTTCAATTTCAATTTTACGCGCTGTACTCTGATCTTGCTTATCTGCGCCCTTTGTAAACTTCTTAATAAGAACTTTCTTCGCCGCTTTTTCAGCCCTTTTCATCAAATCACCTTGAGTTGCTTTGCGCCGTAATTTTTTCTCTCTCTTAATAGCATTTCTCTTGGCATGTCTCTTAAACATTCTACTACGAGCAAGACGTTGCTGCATATTTAAAACTTCATCAAGGTTATCTGAGTTATCGCTTTCCTCTGATTCAACAGACTCTTTAAAATTCTTGCTGATCTTTTTACCGATTTTAATGCCTAAATCATTGCCAAGTTTTACAAGTGCATTCAAGCCCTTGCCAGTTTGATATGCTGATTTAAGCATACCTATCATGATATCTGTTGAAACTTTTGCGGCGGTTGCCAACATTACAATCTCTGCCATTGGTGGCATATCTTCAGTTAAGTTTTCTGAGTTATCGCTTTCCACAGATTCTTTTGCTGCCATTACTGGTTTTCTGTTATCCTTATAAGAGGAATAACTTTTAGGAAGTCCATCAAACTTGTCTCTCCTAAATCTTAAATCTTTTCTCTTTGCATTTTTTACTTCATTCCCATAATCTTCATCACCCTTATCGGCACTCTGCCCAAAGGCAGAACTTCTCATGGCATCTAAATCTTTTTGAAGTTGTTTCATTCTGCTTTGGGTCTTGCGGTTGACCATGCGAGAACCTGGTCTCATCTGAGCAAGTTCATCAAGTTCTTCGCGAATTTTTTTGATTTCATCTTTATGCCTAAGTCTTGCTTTTCGCAAATCAGCATTTCTGTCTATACGATCTTGTTTTCTATCAAGAGGTGTTTCTTCAGATACAGAAGGTTTATCATGGGTATATCCCATTTTCTTCATTCTTAAATGATCTTCTTCTTTTTCTGCTTTGTAACCTTTACCCGTTTTTGGGTCATACATCATATGTGGTTTAAAGTCTTTTGACTCGAATAATTGCCTGAATGTTTTCATTAGTTCCTACCTGCTTTGTCCCATCCTTTTATAATCTCTGGAGAAAAGTTGTTGTATGAAAATTCCATACGATCAACAAGTTTCACCGCTTCACCACCAAGTTTATCAATTGCTACATAACCTTCTTCACCAGTAACCTTAAATCCATCTTTGGTCTGAACAAAGGTATCTATTTTCTTCATACTATTAAGGTTATTTATAAGTTTTAATTTTACAACTACGATCAATTTTTGCAAATCAAACATTTTTTTAAGGTTAGATTTGTTTTTTGGTGAGAAAAACTTCAATAATTCATCTCTTTTTTCGGCTTGGGCAGTCTTACCTCTGTCAGATTTTCTCTTATCAATTTCTTTCTGAAACCGCATCTTATGCCAATCAATAAGATTATCAACATGCTGGTGTGTATCGTCCACAGTTTCACCCTTGCGAACATAGGTGTTATTAAATGTTTCTATAGATTGAGCAAGGTTTTTATTACCTTCAAGATATTTAAGAGTGGACGATGAAATAGAATTAAATAATCTACCTATCTCAGATAAATTCTGATTCACATCATTTGTATCTTTTTCACTCATTGTGACATGACTAACACCTCTCAATAAGGCATCTTGGCTCCAAACATTCTTTGATGTTTTAAATCCACTTACATCAACATCATAAACTGCGTTCATATCTTCAAACGCATCACCGACATAAGAAGTATGCCATACAATTCCGATCTTACTATTCAGTACATTCTTGGCAGTATCTGAATCAGCGTCTATCGCGTATAGTATGGTATTGGGTTGAAAGGTGACGTATCTTTTTCCATGAATCGTTTTTGTTGACAAATCGTTTCTGGAATATAAGAAGTCTCCTTGGACCACACCTTTGATGCCCAACTCTGGCAAGTACTTGAGTGCGTCTTGTAACTTAGCATTAAGATCACCAGAAGTATCAGCATCAATATCAGTTGCAGATTTATAGACTTTAGAGTTTTTGTTGAATATGCTTTTTTTGGCAACAAAAAAGCGGTTATCACTCGGATCAATACCAGCAAATATAGCAGGAGAACCATCCCATTTAACACTTACGTTTCCTTCCTTAACTCCACTCAGCACATCTCGCATATCACGTAACGCAAAAATCGCTTGTCTCGTACCATTCACACCACCATATAACACTTTATCTTCAATATGCCTCATATGCATATTCTTTTTATTACTTGCAGAATTTACAAAGTCTTTCATAAAGTGTCCTTCACTTGTACTTAAAATTGTATATTATTTATATAAAAAAACCCTCACTTTAAATGAGGGTTTGATGTGATCCTATCAAGATGTTACTTGATAAGGTTTATTCCACTTTCCGATATTGATATCAATATACCAACCAACATCAAAATAGTCGGTCATGATATCAGAATTGTCGTGGTTGCCATTCATCATAACATCTTTGAGTTTGGTCAAGAACTTTTCAGCAACACCACTATAATGACTTGCAATCCAGTAGTGGTTTACATCGTCATGGGTAGAACCAAAATCAATTGACCCTTGAGACAAGTTAACTACGAGTGTGGAATGATTATCTACACCAATAGAACCTTTCATACCGTACTCTTTCAGTACGGCTTTAATCGCGGGAGCGAGAGATTTTTTCTTTTCTTGAGACATATAA